TGAAGCTATTGACAAAATATCACGCAATCTGGATGGTGACTCTTTAATTGAGTTGGCTAGAAAGGTGCTCAATCCTGAATTCATTTCTGTTGTTATTGAGGGAGAACCAGCAGCCAAACTTGAAGAGCATTTGTTGAATAGAGCAACAGATGGTTCAATATTCGATGCTGTATCATTGATCTTTGAAGTATTGAAGGTCAATTATGAAGAGCTTTTTACGCGAGGCAGAACCCTTATTGGGAAGGCCCAAGTGGCGTCAGAGGCGATCCACTAGGTGTTCTGCGTGAAGATTTTGTTGAAGAAATGTTTATTTGGCGCCCAATAATGGAGGGTATAGTATCGTTAGCAGATGTGAAGAGTGGAGTTGTAGACATAGTTGACTTGCTAAAACTCAATGCCTTGCTTGACTTGAAGAGCGCAGTTGAACACAGAGAGATAATGCGGGCCAGGAGTAATACTTAATTGGCGGTTGTTAGAGAACTCACCACTGTTCTAGATTTCAAATCAGATATGTCTGGACTCCAGACATATGAGAAGGGTGTTGAGCGTATCAAAGGCCTGGTATTAGAAGCAGGCAAAATGTTTGGCCTATATTTTGCCATTGATAAAATAGGAGAGTATGTCAAAGAAGTAGTCAATGCCGGCAAAGAAATGATGCGGCTTAATATTCAAATTGCGCAAGTAGCAAGAAGCACTGATGATGTTCAAGTAATCACAGACACTCTATTTAACACAGCACAAAAACTCGGTGTCGAGTATAATGAGATCGCAAGCACATTCAGAGAGTTTCTGAATGATAGCCACGACTCAAAAGTTAGCCAAGAAGAATTGCTCACAGCAACGGAGAATGTATATAAGTCTCTGAGAGTTGGTCGTGCATCTGCTGAGGAAATGCACGAAGCCTTGAATGCTATGCAACGCGGTATGCGTCTTGGTCGTTTCGGACCTAGACAAATTGGTGTATTGCTAGATATACCAGGCATATCTCGTGAGTTAGTTCAGGCTTCTGGCCTCTCGCGCGAAGCCATAATGGAGTTAGGCAAGACAGGAAAGGTAACTGGCGAAACTATTATCAGTTGGTTAGTGAAACCAAATCAGCAATTGAATGCTGAATTTGATAAGATGCCTGTAAAGATTAGTGTTGTATTTGTTAGAATAAAGAATCAATTAGCAGCAGCTGCTGCTGAATTATGGAAAGCAAGTCAAGGCTTTGCTGGCTTAGGTAGAATCATATGGTTTGTATTTAGCACAGCATCTACTTGGATTAAAAATTTGATTACCCTGATGGGTGGTCTCAAGCAAGCTATTGAATTGGTCAGCATTGCTATCGGTGTTGTTCTTGGGCCATTACTTGTTCGCCAAATTTATCTAACTGCTAGACTTGCTATTGTTAGTTGGACGGCCTGGTTGCCATGGATTGCTATAGCTGCGGCCGTTGCTGCTGTTGCTGTAGCTATACAAGATTTGTGGTATTGGTTCCAAGGCAAACCATCTCTAATTGGAACGTGGGCCGGTCCATTCGAGGACATGAAGAAAGCCTTCATGGATAATCCTCTTGTTAAAGCATTTACAGGTTTGAATGAATCTCTAGATTCAACACAAAAGATTATCCTTGCTATTACTGCTGGATTTGTTGCATGGAACGCAATCAGTTTTGCTAAGCTGTTATGGAATTTGGCCAAGGTAGCAGCAGCATCTCTTGTTGCTAAGGATGCTGCTGAAATTGGTGGACCTGGCGGTCTTGGTGGTAAAGGAAAGACTGGCGGAACACCTGGTAGTGAAAGTGGTAAACCAGGCGCTGTTGAACCAGGGGCCAAACCTGGTGGTGGTCGAGGATTACTTTTTTGGCTTGGAATGATACCAAGATTAGCAGGATTGATTTTTGCTGGTCCTGCTGGTCAAGTAACTGGAGAAGCAGATCCACAAGACAAGCAAATAGAAGATGCTGAAAGGAAGCGACGTGAATGGGATGCTTCTCATCCAGGACAAACCCCATCTGTTACTGGAGGATTGTGGGATAGCATACTCAATTTCTTTAAGCAAGGAGCAATGATACCACGAGATGAACAAGGTAATCCAATCAATGCTCCTGCTCCTGGCGCGCAGACTATGCCTTGGGATAAGCCTGGTGCATCTGGTCCTACAAATAATAATGTCAATACCCAATTGACCCAAAACAATACTATCAACGTAACAGGAGATACAGATGGTAATACTCTAGCAGGGAAGATTATGGATGGATTGAGTAGAGTTGGTAATCAATTCCTAGGTTCTGTGTCGAGAGAAATACAGAACGCAATACCACGTTCTGAGAAGGCTACACAATGAGCGGTAGCATCGGCAATCCTTTCTCTCTGTTCTATCAAACCAAACAAAGCCAACTTGGCTATCTCTATCTTGATGTGATGGCCACAGAAAATCTTGTGTTGCCTTCTGAGGTAACAAAATATCCGATTGAGGATGGTAATGAAGATATAACAGATCATATTACTCAGAACAATGAAGAATTAACAATCACAGGATCAATTTCTGCTAGCAAAAGTTTCGGTTTGATACTGAGTGGATTTACTGGATCAGGTAATCCTTTTGATAGTCTAACAACAACGTCAACAAAATTGATTAATGCTATTGATCAATTGCGGACAATGCACAAGGCTCGTCAGCCAATCACTGTGTATACAGGGCTTGGCAAATATGAAGATATGGCCTTTACTAATCTGTCCATCAATAGACAAGCAGGCAATGTAGGAGGCAATTGGTTAGACATAAATGCTAGTCTACGTAAGATCAAGAAGGTAGCACTAAAGGAATCACAGCTACCACCAGACAAAGCAGCAGATGATGGTAAAGGTAAGACTGGACAAACTGAAAGACGTTCTGGCAAAAGTGGAGATAGTTCACAAGAACCTCAAGAAAGCCTAGCATTGAGAGGCGCAAAAGCATCTGATGCTAAGTTTGGCACTCATCTTGTAGGCCCACACTAATGATTACGCTTGAAGTGCAAGATTGGAATAGTCAAGCAATAGAAGCAACATTAGATGGCATTCTATTTTACATTGTGCTCGACTGGAATGATTCAGGCCAATATTGGACCATGGCCATCCGCAATTCCGCTTATAGTTCTATTGTCGATGGCATATCATTGGTTCCAAACTATCCTTTGACGTATCAATTCAGATACGCAGAAATGCCGCCAGGAGAACTCTGGGCCTTATGCGCTAATGATGTAAGTGGACCAATACCAAGAGATGGCTTTACATCAGGAGTATTTCAATTATGCTATCAATTTGAACAAGAAATAATGGATGCTGGATTGATAGAGACATACGGGAGAATACCAACAAATGCTGTTTGATAGAGTATATCGTTTGTTGGTAGGAACGAAGGGACAAGACAAAGGTCTTGAGATTACAGACTTGCATATTTCGTTTGACATACAAAAGACACTCAAGAAAAATCCAAACACAAGCACTATCAAAGTATGGAACTTGAAGAAGGATACCAGAGCACAACTTGAGAAGCCTGATACTAGAATTGTTTTGTATGCAGGATATAAAGAGGATGCTGGGCCATTAATGCTGTTCAAAGGAAATGTAACGTATGCTTGGTCCAAATTTGAAAAGGCAGATATCATTACTGAATTTGAACTTGGAGACGGCACGCAAGAAATGCGCGATACAACTATATCAGTTGGCTATTCGACCAACATTAAGTCAACAAGCGTGCTCAAGGATGTATCCAAACAGATGGGGCTGCCGCTGACTTTGCCTAGTAACGCTCCAGAAAGAACATGGAAGAATGGCTTGTCTTATCACGGACCTGCTTCTGGCCTACTTGATAAGGTAACACAAGGCACAGGATTAGAATGGTCTGTTCAGAATGGTAACTTGCAAGTCATACAGCAAGGAATGGTAACAACTCGACAAGGTATTGAACTTGCTCTCGACTCAGGATTAATCTATAGTCCAGAACGGATACGCAAAGCAAGACATTCTGCTGGTGGTGGATCAGTATTAACAGGAATAACATCAACCAAGGTTAAGAAAGCAAAAGCCAAAAAGGAATATGAAGGTTGGCAAATAAAGTCATTGCTGATGCCGATGATTAATCCTGGCGATCGAATCAAATTGACTAGTCGTTTTGTAGATGGAGTGTTTAGAGTTTTTGAGATTAAACATACTGGTGATAGTCATGAAGGGGATTGGATCTCAGAAATGAAGGTTGTTGATCCGGCTGCTCCTATTGCTGGCAACTCTGCAACAAAGGGCGGCATTCCTTCAGGGAGCGGCGCGCCAGAAGATGATTTGACTACCTCTGACTTTATGGCAGCAGACTAATGTATGAAGAACTAGTCGATGCAATCAATCAATCTATTGAGCAAAGGCTTGCTCAAGTCAATACAAATTTGCCTGCTACTATTGTGTCATATGATGCTGCTCGAAATAGAGCGGTTGTGAAGGTATCTATTCCCAAGAGGCTACCCGATGATACACCGTTAGACGGACCACAAATAGTTGAAGTGCCAATAATGTGGCCTGCTTCTGGTGGTGGCAAATCCTCTTTCACTATGCCTCTACAACCTGGTGATGGAGTAATGCTAGCTGTTCAGCAACGCTCAATAGAGAATTGGTTAGACGGCAATCTAGCATTTCCAGATGATCCTCGTCAATTCGATCTTTCGGACAGCATCGGTATAGCTGGATGCTCCTATAAGGGGACGGTGGCCGATCCTAAAGACGTTGTCCTAGCCTTCAATAAATCGCAGATTAGACTAACAGCAGACGGGATAATAATTGTAGGCAATGATAAAGCAAATATCACTATAGATGCTGCTGGAAATATGACTTTGAATGCACAGTCTATCAAAGTTGCTACTCCATCACATACCTTTGTTGTAGAGAGTCATCGCCACACGAATGTGCAGTCTGGTCTAGCAACTTCAGGAACACCAGTATGACAATCATTCTTATCATACTTATTCTGCTACTTATATTTGGTGGAGGCTATCACTATAGCACCTCACCAGTTCCATATCATCCTTATAGTCCTATTGGTATCATATTCTTTGTGATCGTTATTATCTTGCTGTTTGGATTACTTGGTGGACCTAGGTTCGGTTGGTGGGGATATTGGTAACAAATGAGCTATGATCTCGCGTTGAATAGACTAGACCATGACCTTGTATTTACTTCAACAACACAACCAAACAATAGCGTCAAGTATTCCATCTTTTCTATTGAGGGCGCAGATAGAGTTGCTCAACAAATTAAGATCAATCTTCTGGCGTTTCTGGGAGAATGGTTCCTTGACATTACCTTTGGAGTCCCATATCTGGACGAAATACTCATTAAGAACCCTCGCCTTGGCGCAGTTGAATCTATCATTCGTGGCCATATCAATTCTGTGCCTGATGTTATTCGGGTGGATGCGTTTGCTATGGACTGGAATAGAAAGATGCGTTCTTTGCGTATTTCATATGATGCGGAGACAGAACTTGGACCTATAAGCGATAGCTTTCAATTGGAAGTAAATAGGAACATAAATGTCTGACTTAATTAATCCAACCGCATATGGAGTTCTTGTTACTGGCTTCAGCAGAATGCGTCTGCCTGAAATAAGACAACTCATAATTGATACTCTCAATACAACTCTTGGAATTACTTTCGAGACACGACCTGATTCTATCACAGGACAATTCATTGATACCTTTGCAGAACGTGAGGCTGCACTTTGGGAGTTAGCAGAGGCAGTCTATCATGCTATGTATCCAATCTCTGCTACTGGCGTTAATCTCGATCACGCTGTATCATTTGCTGGTGTCCGTAGATTATTTGCTCAAAGCTCAATCGCCTGGTGCGTTTGTTATGGAGTTGAGACTACAACAATTCCTGCTGGCAGTATTATACGCAATAGCAGCACGCAGGATAATTTCTTGTTGGATGCTGACGTTACTATCTCCAGACAATCAGCAATTGATGTTACTGTTGGGATAAATGATGCTGTAGTAGGCAATCAATATTGGATACAAATCAATACAATAACATATTCATATACTGCTGTTGCTGGCGATACTGCGCTTCTGGTAGCTCAAAACCTATCTGTATTGCTGTTGTCTAGTGGCTTTACAATAGAGTTGGATGCTAACTTCATTCGCATCTATGGACTTGAATCAGTTCCGTTTGCCTTTCAAGTATCAACCAATATTCAAATAACTGTGTTAGGATCACCAGGCAATTTCACTGCTGAAGTATTTGGGCCTGTTGATGTAACGGCTGGCAATCTAACTCAAATTGTTTCTACTATGAACAATTGGACAGGAGTCAATAATATTGTTCCTGGGCAAGCAGGTCGTAATCTAGAAACAGATGATGAGTTGAGAGTAAGATACGACCAAGGTGTCTTCCTACTAGGTGCTGCTACGCTTGAATCAATACGTGCTAACTTGTTACAAAATGTTCCAGGTATTCTCAATTGTCAAGTCTATGAGAATGATGGTGATGTTGCTGACAGTGAAGGTAGACCGCCACATAGTATTGAGGTGATTGCTTATGGTGGTGATCCTCAAATCATCGCTGAACAAATATGGCTGTTGAAGGCTGCTGGTATTGATACATTCGGAAGCATAACAGTAGACATCAATGACAGCATTGGAGTTTCTCATCCTATCAATTTCAATCGTCCAACTCCAGTTTATATTTGGGTGGACATTCAAGTATCGCTCTACAATGAAGAAGTGTTCCCAGATAACGGAGTGCCTCTCATTCAATCTATTGTTGCTGCTACAGGTAATTCTTTCGGCATAGGCAAGGATGTAATTATTCAGCGCCTATATGGTCCGATCTATGCTGGTGTGTCTGGTATAGGTCAGATGACTATTACTGTTGCTCGTGAAGATGATGCCAGCACAGTTCCGGCGCCAGGAGATTATGTTGCTACAAACATAGCTATTTCGTCAAGAGAACTATCTCAGTTTGATGTAACTCATGTTTCTGTGACTATACTTTCATGAGTGATGTCTTAAACTTTCCTCACAACCATGCTGATGTAGCTTGGGGACATTTCCTTGCTCAGCATGTTGGCAAGTTTAATACTGAGAACTTTGTTAGGGCATTTTATCCTCCACTCAATATTCTTGATCAAGCCTTATGGGATTTGTATACTGATAGATGGTTAGAGACTGCTGAGGGCGCACAACTCGATGGCATAGGTTCTATTGTTGGCATATCCAGAACTGTTACCAATGCGGTCTATCTACCATTCTTTGGATTTGTTACTCAAATAGCCGGCACAGGTTTTGGCCAAGCTAGGTTACGTCATACTAGAGAACCATGGGCTCAATCATCTGTATTGGGAGATGTTGAATACAGAACGCTAATCAATTTGAAAATTGCCATCAATAACGGACATGGCACTGCTGAAGAGTTAATGCATGCCTTCAACACTACATTGAATGTTACGAACACATATGTAGTCGATGTTGGTAATGGTAATGCTCGCGTATACATCAATGACTTCATATTACAGAATGATCCTCGATCACAATTGCTAGATTATCTAGTCCCCAAAGCAGCAGGCGTCAAGCTATGGCCATACTACATAGACTACAACTACACATTTGGATTCAGTAATCAGAATATGGGCTATTATGGTTTTGGTATCGGCATCCTGGCCAGGAGTCCTGGTTCAAATATTCCACCCATTACTGTAACTGTTTCTATTTGGGATCGTGGTGACTCGGTTTGGGATAGTGGTAATAGCGTCTGGGATCAGAAAGGCATACCAGGATAATGGCATCGCTGATTGACTTCTCTAAGCCTGTATATGGAACTCCTACGACACAAAGCGTAAGAGATAATTTCCAGCAAGCTAATACTGAGATATCAGAACTACAAGACGAGCGCACGCCTAATTGGCCATACTTGCCAATTAGTGGCGGCAATATGAAGGGTAAGATTTCTCTTGATGCCGATCCAGTATCTGCTCTTCATGCGGCAACGAAACAATATGTAGACAACCTTGCCTTTGCACAATCAGGCACTATTCCTGAAGCGCCCAAAGATGGATTTGGTTATGCTCGTGGTGGAGCATCTACGCCAACAGGTAATAACAATTGGCTTTCCAATCCTATATTTACAGCTTTGCTTATAGGCTCAACTCCAACCGCTCCATACTTTCAACTTGGATATGATACTACATATAACATATATGGATTGAGTTCCGATAACACAGATGCTATTCATTACAATAGAGGAACTAGGCTTTTATCACTTTTGTTTGGCGGAACTTCTATTGCCGATATAAGTCCAACTCTAATCAACTTCCACCAACCTGTTACTGTTGCTGCTGATCCTACTGTCAATCTTGGAGTGGCAACAAAACAATATGTAGATACAAAGGTTACTTCTGGCGCTGCCTCGATTACTGTGTCTGATACTGCGCCTGCTACTCCTAATGTAAATGCTCTGTGGTGGGATAGCGTCGGCACCCAATTGTATCTTTGGTATAACGATGGCAACACAACACAATGGGTGAATGCGACTAACTCTGGCTTTGGAGCGTTGAATAGTGATGCTCCTGTTGACAATTTTACATATGGTAGACGTAATGGAACTTGGACTGATGTAGCATTATCTCAAAGAATTCAGAACAACGTCGGGCGCAATTTGCTGCACAATGCTATGTTTAATGTTCAACAACGCGGCATTGGGCAATGGACAACAGCAGTATATACTGCTGATAGATGGTTGATGAATTTTGCGGCGGGCGATACTTGCACAACACAAATTGGCCCTCTTGGAGATACACATCGCGCTGCGATAGGAGATGAAGCAGCAACGTCTTGTCTTACCCTGAACTTTACTGGAGGTAGTGGGGCCACAAATAATGTTCAATTAATACAGCGTATAGAAGGTGCTCGACGGACAGCCAACAAAACAATTACAATATCATTCTATGCAAACTCTGCTGTTGCTAATATTAAAGTTGGAGTGTCAATTGATCAAACCTTCGGCACCGGAGGTTCACCATCAGCAGCGGTTGTTATTTCAGGAAGTAGTGTTACACTTAGTCCAACTGTTGGTCAATTTGCTAGATATTCTGTTACCATTAATATGCCGTCTATTGCAGGCAAAACATTCGGCACAAATAATGATGATCAAATGCAATTACATTTATGGTTGTCGGCAGGCAGTAACTTTCCACAATCAAATATTGGTGTTCAAAGCGGCACTGTTAGTTTCTGGGGAATGCAGCTAGAAATAGGCAGCGCTGCTACGCCACTAGAGAAGGTCGAGTATGTCGATGATCTTAGGCATTGCCAACGTTTTTATCAGGCATTCAATTATATTTTCTCAGGTTACACCGCCGCTGGAGGTGTGCTTTATTCTGGCACTGTCTTACTTACGACAATGCGAATAGGGCCGACTATGTCATTTGCTAATATTACATATGGTAATTGTAATGCTCTTTTAGCAGGCACATTAGGGATTAGCGCTGTGTCTATGCAGGTGACTACTGTTGCAATTGGCTTCGCATACGTTACCTTCCAGATGATACTAACGGCGGACCTATAACCATGGCCTTTGATTTTCCTGCTACTCCTGTAACTAATCAAACCATTACTATGCCAGACGGCACAGTGCGTCGTTGGGATGGCACTAAGTGGGTTGCTGGTCAAACACCACAATCCCCAACTTGCACTTATGGCGATACTCCACCGGCATCTCCCGCGCCAGGAGTATTATGGTTTGATACAGTAAGCTGCCAAATGTTTCTTTGGTATAATGATGGTAATTCTTCACAATGGGTTCCTACTGTTGCCATTCCTGCGAGTGTAGGTGAGGCTCCAGTAGACAGCAATATATACGGACGCATCAATGGTGGTTGGACTAACCTCCTGGCGGCACAGCAGATACAAGCTAACGTTGGCAGAAATCTTATACACAATTCTATGTTTAATGTAGCCCAAAGAGGCGCAGGGCCATTCACAACCGCTCCTGCTAATACTGTTGATCGTTGGCTTATGACTTTTTCTCTTGATACATTATCAATTAGTCAATCTGTGATTTCTGATGCAGGTAGAGGCATAATTGGAGATGAAGCTGTAGCCTTTGTTCTTTCATCTACTTTTACTGGCAATGCAGGAGCAGGTGCATTTAGTCTATTAGAACAACGTATTGAAGGGGTGCGGCGCCTAGCTGGTAAAACAATCACAATATCATTTTGGTCAAATGCTACTGCGACACTTAATTTGGGAGTAAGCCTATACCAAATGTTTGGCACTGGTGGTTCGCCATCAACAACAGTAACTTTGAACGGCCAAAGAGTTACATTAACTGGAGGCTGGACACGATATTCTGTAACATTTAACATACCATCTATAATTGGTATGACTCTTGGAACTGTTGGTGATTATACTGGTTTAAGATTTTGGTATTCAGCAGGCTCGACTAATGCTGCTCAATCAGGCAATGTTGGAGTTCAGGCCGGAACAATTAATTTGTGGGGTGTGCAACTAGAGATAGGTAGCAAAGCTACACAATTAGAGAAGATTGAAAGCCAAGATGACTTTAGACGCTGCCAAAGGTTCTTCCAAACAGGATTTGTAGGCTGGCAAGGTTATTCTGGGGCATCAAATGGAATTGGTTCGGTCACTTCATTCGCAACTGTTATGCGAGCGGCGCCAACAATTACATTTACTTCTCCATCGTATATTAATGCAAGCGGTATTGCGTCCCAAGTATCAGATCCGCGAATAGTTTATGCGAGCGCACTTGCTACTGCTCAGGGCGGAGCAGCATTCAGTAGTAATTTCCAGGCAACAGCAGACCTATAGGAGTAACAATCATGTTTGACTTTCCTAATGCTCCTGTCGTTGGTCAGCAAGTAATAGAGCCTAATGGCGCTGTTGTCCAATGGGATGGCGTCAAGTGGACTAATGTTGCTAATCCAAATGTTGCTAGTCCATCACTCAATAATATTGGACGTAATCTTGTTCACAATTCGCGATTTGAAATTCAGCAAAGAGGCACAGGGCCGTGGACTACTAATGGCGCCTTTACTGCTGATCGT